TCTTGAGATCGTTGATGATGACCGTGGCCGTCATGCGGCCCTGGTCCACCTGGATATCGCCGCCCTGGATGTCGAGCGGCTGGCCGCTTTGATTGTGTACATGGAGTTCCCATTTCGTCGGGAGCCGAGGCGCCTGATTCTGTGCGGCCACTTCGCCCCTCGACTGCACCCGCTCCCCGTATTGCAGAATCGCCGGGTATTCATCCGGGGCCAGGCCGCTGTGAAGACGGGGGGCACAGGCGAACAGGGATTCCGCCACGTACCGCATGGAAGCCGCATCGAAGCCGACAACCCCGCCGCTGTGGTAGCCAGTAGCGTAGGACCGTCCCGCTTCATTTGGGTAGGCGGCTGTACCACCTGCCACCCCCCCAATTCCCGACATGATAGCACCGCTGATCCAATCGGTCATTGGCTCCGTCACGGTCTTGTGCATGACCATTCGAATGACTTCCAGGGCAAAGGCTCTGATAGCCTCTCGCGCATCGCGGGCCCTGAGCGCGATATCTTCGAAGGCACGGCCGAAGGATTCCCCGATCCCATCGGCAATGTCACGCAGTCGGCGGGTTCTTTCCAAGGCTTCCACCTCCGCCTCAATGGCATAGGCCAATCCATTCGTCTTGTCGATCTCTGCTTCCCGCAGAGCGATAGACTTCTCGCGCTCGAGGTTCGTCATGCCGAGCAGCTCGCGCTCGATTCTCAGTTGCTTGAGCACTTGCTCCGCCTGGCCGGTATTGGCGACATAGTTCTGTTGATAGCCGGGGGCCGTACCGGTGGCTGCGGCACCTTCACCGTTGGCGACATTCCGCTGGCGAATCTGCTCCATCGTCTCGTTGAGTCGATCCACGTTTGTCTTCAGGGGACCAACGGGCCCGACCGGATTTGGAGTACCAAACAGGATCTCACGGGCCTCCAGGTCCGGTCGCCGGAAGGAGTAATCGTAGATGTCCGGGCCCAGATTCTCGTTATAGGGATTGCCACGGGCCTTCCGAACCTCTCTATCGACATTGATAACCTTTTCCATCGTGTCGCAGTAAAGAGCGTAGCCTTTAACTACCATACCGATGGCCCATACGGCAGTCTCCGCCCAGCCCTTGACCTGCTTTTCGTTCTCCTGAAACCAGGTGTTGGTGTCCTCTATCGCTTTGGTCATGGAGGGCATCAGGGCCTTGCCGATAGTCTCTTTGACCTCACCCCAGTTGGTTTCCAAGCGTCGCAGTTGCTCGCTGTAGCCCTTCGTCGCCTCGCCGAGGTTCTTGTGGACCTTCTCCGACTGCTCCATGATGAGGTTGTAGCGGGCGGCGGCCTGTCCGGCTTCGCTGAGCTTTTGCCCCTGTTGAATCCAACCTTGGCGCAGCCCGTATTCCTGCACCATCGTATCGTTGATGACGATGTTGAGGGATTGCAGGGACCGGCCCATGCCCATGATGCCGGCGTGGAGCCGGGAGGCCCCCTCGCCTTCCGCCAGACCGTACACGATCTCCAGTTCCGTGCCGAGTCTCGTCAGGCCCTTCGCCATTTCGACAGACTGGCGGGCATCAAGGCCCATATTGTCGAAGAGCGTCTTGAAGCTGGCGGCGGTTTTCTCCACGTCGCTCTGATGGACCTTCAACGAGCCCGATACGCTGGCGGCCCATTTGCGCGATTCTTCCACCATGCTGCCGAAGGCCATATTGAAGATCCGGCCCGACCGTTCTGCCGCCGCCGCCATGTTCAGAGCATCCCGGCCGAAGTCGTACGCCTTATAGACGGTCCCGATGGCGAGCAGTCCCTTCACCATGCCGCCGAGAGCACTGGTCGTTTTGGTCGTGGTTGCCGCGACTCCGTCCGTCGTGCGGATAAACTCCCGCAGAGAATTGAGCGCCCCGCTACTATCGACCTTCAGGCTTAGCACTACTTCCTTGATGTCGCCCATATGAAGATTCCAGATACACCGCATCCAGTGCGAGCATTACGTCCAGAAACATGAGCCGCGTGGCCGGCTGGCGGATGCCTATCTCATCGAGGTATTTGCCGATCTCGACGAGCGTGAGCGGATTCCCACCAAACCCGTTCGAGGACCGCGTTCGGCACAGCATCCAAAATCCATCCAGCAGCCAGGCATAGTCAGCCTTTATCTGCGGCCGGTTGTCCCACTCGAGCGTGGGCAAGCCTTTGACTGCCCGTTTTTTCGCGACGGCTTCGAGGTCTTTCAGGTCCGGCCGCAATTGCCATCGAAGCATGTCCGTCAGTTTTTTATCGCGTCTCTCACCAGCTCCTTGCGGAAGTTGGACTCCCGTCTGGCCTCTTGCACCACGAACTCCGGCAGGCGCCACATCTCCGGGTCCCGGAACCATGCGAGGACCTTTTCCCAGGAATAGGGGACCGACTCTCCGTTCTCCGTCATGTCCTTCCAGTCCAGCAGGATCGTCTTGGCGACGGCCTCCCGGAAGGCGTCCAAGTGCTGCTCTTCATTCAGTTCCTTGGTCTCGAAGAGCATCTTTCTGGCGTCGACGGCGGTGCGCAGCGCCTCCTGGAACTGCGGATTGTGGTCGATACTGGCGATCTTGAGGGAGATGCCGGACTCCCGGTCCACAATCCAGGTCCCGTTTTTCTCCCGGTCCAGGTCTGCGCGAAATCGGTTGATGTCTCCCATGATGACTCCTTTAGAGGTTTATGGTTTACGCCGCGAAACGGGCGATTCTGGCCGTGATGGCCTCCGTCGCGTGCATGTAGGCCGTCCATTGCAGGTCGGCGAAGCAGTCGTCATTCGGCCCACCGGCCACGCGAGCGCCGGCTGTGAACTTCACCTTCGGCAGGTCGATGACGTACCGGTTGCCGGCCGCATCGCTGACCGCCAGGGCCAGGGCGGTAGGCGTTTCGTTGAGCCACTTATCGAACAGCGTCTTACTGGTGTAATAAGTCCGCAGGGCGCCCGAGACGTTGATATTGCCCGAGCCGATGCTCAGTATGCCGCTCGAACCGATGACCAGCCGGCTACGCAGATTGTTGTTGATCTGGAGGGAGAAGTTGGCCACGGTCAGGTCGGCCAGGTTCTCATAGAGGTGATTGACGTCCAGGCCGTTGAACTTCTCCGTGGTGGTTGCCGCCGTGTACCCCGAACCGCCCGTAGTGGCAAGGGATTGTTCGCCGCCGCCGATCAGATCGAACCCGATGGAAATGTCTCCCTCTTGGGGAATGGCGAGCGACAGGCCGTTCAAAGCCATGCCCGTCAGCAGGGCCAACTCGGTAGTGAGGTCCGCATACTTGCGCTCGAAGTTGTACGTGTCGAGCGTGACCCCGTTGACGATGTAGGCCCCCTGCTTGATGGTCACGGAGTCGCCGGCGTCCTCGCTGACCAGCGTCCCCCCGGTCACGGTAATCTTGCCGGTCGTCTTCGTGGCAATCTTGAAGAAGCCATTATTGCCCGCCGTGGTGAAGCCGGTGACATAAACCCATTGATTCGCGACCAGCGAACCGAAACCACTCCCGGAATCATTGAAGGAATTGTCTCCGGACGCCGCACTGATAGTGATAATCGGTCCCACCGTGACGGCGGCGTTCCAGGAAGCCGCCTGGAGCACCGAAGCCAGCAGGTCGTCATAGGTGCCGTAGCTGAACAGGCCGTTGATGCCGCCCGAGGCGGATTTCCGCGTGCGCCGCATCGAGGGAATCTGCCGGTCCCCGCGAATCTCCTCGCCTTGACTGACCCCGGCGTCCTGCTTGAGGCTCTCGCCGGAGTAGCGCAGGATCTGCAGGGCGGAGCCCGTCTTCTGGGTGTTGAAGGTCGTCTCTTTGATATACGCCACTTGGGCTTGTGCTGTATTACTCACGTTGGGCCTCTCAGTTCTCTATCTTTTTCTTCTTTGTGGTAGACTTATGGTTACAAGGAATCCGCTTCGAAGGGAATTTCCACGTTCACCTGGTATTCATTACCGGTTTGGCCTATCGGCCGCACGGTCACGGTCTTATACTTCACGCCGGCTGCGGTCTGCCCTTGAAACGCCCCTATGATCGTCCCGGCGGTTTCCAGCAGGTTTCCATCTCCCTCTCCGGCCGGCCCGAAGAGCTGCGCAAAGGCCACACCGCCCTTGCGATACTCCGCCGTCCCACACGTCAAACGCCGACTCTCCGCCCGGCGGATCGTGAAGCGGCACCACCGGGAGCCGTCCTGCGGCGGGCTTGTCGGGTCATTGTCGAACACCGTCACAAGCGGAACCGCATTGCTGACTTGCGCCTTGAACCGTGCCCGGATCGCATTGTGAAGCAGGGCCTCGTTGTCGCCGACCGGGGTTTCGGCGGCCTCGTAGACGTACTCGACAGAATGCGTCTCGCCGCCGTAGGTCCACTTGACCCAATAGGTGTAATCGATGCCAACCATCGGCTCGGCAAAAGTATACTCATAGGTCCCGGCCGCGACGCGTGACATCGAGATGTTGGCCGCCACGACCACGCCATCCGTGTCATTGCGCTTGATCCCGTAGGTACTGGCCGGGTCGCAGAGAACCACACTCGTCGCGTCCGTCAGGACACCGGCTACCTTATGGGTGAATTGGATCGTGGCGTTCATGGTCTATGCTCGCGTCACTACACTTTCCACAGTGATATTCGTTGCGGTTTCAATTTGCCGTTCGGAGACTTCCTCGGAATACGGGATATGCAGGTTCTCGGATTCCTTCGCGTAGAGTTCATAGCGGACGCCCGTAATCCAAGCGGCGGCATCGATGATGCAAGTCCAGTGCCCATCCGCCTTATGCGTTCCTGCGCCGGCGCTCTCCTCGGTGACTGACCAGGTATCATCGGAGGCTTTGAACCATTTACCGGCATTGTCGCCCTCGAGAGCGATAAGGTAAAAGTTGATTGTGCCAGCCGTGATCGGCGCACCATCAGCCTTCGCCACCATGTCGCCATGAACCGCATTCGCCTGTCCGGCGGTGAAATTCTGCATAGTTATGCTCCCAGGCACGTGACGTTCCATGTCACCGTCAAGGTATCATCGGCACCCTTGTTGATGGCACCGGAGAATACGGCGATGGCGAAGGTATGCGTGGCATCGGCCTCGCCGGCATCCGTCGTGTTATCCACGATCGCAACCCGATTGATCGTGGCATTCGTTCCCTCACCCGCCGCCCACAAACGCCGGAACTGGACAATGTCAGGCGTGGCACCCGCTTTTGGGGTACTGTTATCCAATGCCTTCGCCGAGCCGGAGACATAATCTCCGGCAGCAACGAAACTGCCCGCTCCAGTTTTGGTCGCCGTCGTCGTGGCCGTACCCAGTTTCATCCCCCACGTCGAGTAGGCAGCCGTGTAGGGCGCCGCCGCAGCAAATTTGTCACCTTGGGCCGTTACCAGATTCTGGACGACTTTTCGCTGTTTCAGATTGCCGTCCTTGTCGCGCAATTCGGCAACCACCACGCCCCACAAACCTATCCGACTTTTCACTTTTCTAATGTTATCCATATAAACTCCTATCTATTGTGTTTCAACAGCATGAAGGCCCAGACGGCTTTCATCAAAGCCCCGAATTGCCTGCACATGGCATCAGATATTCCCACCGTATCGTTCACCGTTCTAAAAGCTACCACGACGCGAGCCATAGAATCCAACAGGCCCTCCGCGTCACTCTGGGTGCGCAGATATTGGACCAGCCGCGTCACATCGTCGGTAATTCCCAGAGAATCGGATAGGGAAATCATCCTTCCGAGAACCACACCATCCGTGATCCCTTCGGAATCGCTGATGATCCGGCTCACGGCAAACACGCTCGCCACGGCGTCCGCCATGCCCAGGTTGTCCGACATCAGCCGCAGCAGCGTTTGCACGGAAGTCAGCGAGTCAGTCAGGCCGACCCCATCGTTGATCGTCCGCACAAATACGCCGCTACCCTCAAAGACCTCGGACATCGCATCTGTGATGCCAAGGCTATCGGCGAGGGTACGAATCCCTTCCCAGACGAGCGAAAGATTGTCCGTCAGCCCCAGCGAGTCCGCGACTGTTCGCAAAACCACGGAGACGTTCACGGGAACGTCGATCAGTCCAATGGAGTCCGAAAGTGCCTTGGATTCATCCTTGCTCAGACTATCCGTTTCGCCGAGGGTTTCAGCGAAACTGCGGGATGCTTCCCATACGCGAATCAGAGAATCCACAATGCCCAAGGCGTCAGAGAAAACCTTCACCTCGCCCTTGTTGAGACTGTCGGCCAATCCCATCGTTTCCGACATAGCTCGAATCGCAACAGATGCACCCCCAACTGTGTCCACTGTTCCCATCGATTCCATCAATGTCCGAGCAAAGGCGCACGCGCGTGAAACGGCATCGGTCATACCAAGGCCGTCATTGATGGTTTCTATGTAGGTATTACCGTCTCCCCCGAAAGTCGGAGTCCACAACCCGATGCGCGGCCGCCGTATCATGGCGAACGGCTCGCGGCAGAGTCGGGTAACATCGAGGACGGTCAGTGCCCCCTTCCAGATTTGAACGTCATCCATGAGGCCGGTGAAATAGTAATCTGTCCCGTCATACCGCGAACCCAGGGCAATCGTGCCTCCGAGGTTTGCCGGGACATAGGTTCTCGTAACCCCCTTCTGAATACCATCCACGTAGCAGTTGCACAGAAGGGTACTCGCGTTGGCTACGAAAACCAGATGGTGCCACAATCCATCGGAGGGAGGAGCGCCAAACCATCGTTGAATCCCGGCACCGTCGTACAAGGCAAGTTCACCACTGTGCCTCCAATATAAAATCGATCTTCCCGCCGAGCAATCCAACAGCATGGTATTGTCAGCAGTCAACGTACTGCAGACCCCCAGGGAGACGGTGAATGTTCCGACAATCGTCGGAAGTCCCGTCAGGTTAACAGTATCCCCGCCATCGAAACTCAGGCAGTAACCGAATTTACCGGCAACCCAAGTCGGGGATTTCGTAGTAGCCCCGAATGTCCCGGTATTCCCATTCCCGCTCAGATTCTGGATTCTGTTCCCGCTGCCCTCGTTCTCCAGCCAGCAAGCGACGAGACTTTGGGCCAACGGATCGCCCCAGTCGATCTGACAACCAGGCGGCGGTTTTTGCGGCCATCCACTCATCAGGCATCCGCTCCACAGGCGGTCTGGAACACGACCTCGCTATTGGCAATCGTGGCATCCAGGATGAACAGTTGTTTGCAGACGTGGTTCAGGTTGCCGGCCGTGGGGTTGTTGACGGCGATGACCTTCTGACCGGCGGCAGCCGTACTGAGCACATCCGCCTTGAATACCACCGACCCCACAAGAACCGCAGGCCGGCACCAGCCTGTCCACTCCTCCACCGTCGCCTCTTTCCGCACCTGCACGATGATCTCCGTGCCGGTGTGCGTACCCGCAGCGATGACGGCTACATCAACATGGAGCAGCGGTTCGGAGAGGTTCGTCAAGTCAATTTCGGCGGTCTCTGCGTAGGACCCCGCTGCGATGGAGGTCCACTCCAATGGCTGCACGTTTTGTATTTTCGGCACCGTAGTCGTGGTTCGGCCGGAGACAGCGGTGAGTTTTACCCGCGCCGCCACTATCATGGGGGACGCGGCATAGTTGTTGTTGATGATGACGCGGGCAGCCAAGACGCTCTCGGGAAAGAGGCACGGGAAGGTGACAACGGACTCGCCCGCCATCCCGTCCGCGTGGATCGTGAAGATGTCCGCCGTGTTCAGGTGCTCGAATTGCAGATTGTCGAGAACTTCAATGGTGTCTATCGCAGCCATGATCTATGCCTCTTTCTATGCAAAGTTCGCTACCAATTCCTCAACAGTCACAGAGAGCATTCCGTTCGGGGCCTGCCCGCTGTGCCCATCTTCCAGTTTCAGGATGTAATGCACATTGTCGGTGATGTAGCACGCGTCGAAGGCTTTGACGTTCTCAACGACAGCCTTGCCCGCCTCGATCGTGGCGGTTCCATCCTTATCCAAGCGCTCCACTTGCCCGGCCGGCCGCTGGTTGATTCCCGCCTGCCAGCCGCCGCGAGCCCGGCCGGTATCTACAGGAGTTTTCATCACGAGACCATTCAGCCCATCCAGGCAGAGCTTCCGCTGGGCGTCCCGAAGGACGCTCGGAACATACTTCTGTGCCCAATCCTTCACAGCCGCGTTGAATTGGTCTACGTTCATCAGTCGGCCTTGCCTTTCATGCCGAACTCGTACAGCAACACCGCGGCTTCATCCCGGATCGGATTGACCGCCGTCAGACTCCACACCTGGCTGTCCCAAACCAATTCCTGATTGACGCAGGGCACGAATGCCAGGCCCGACGCCCCTACTGCCGAGAAGAACTGCGCCTCTTTCACACCGTCCACGCTCCCAAATCGCTCAGCTGCGGTAGTCACGGACATCTTGTACGGAGGCAATCCCTTGGTGTTATGGGAGATCAGTGCTCCCCGGGTCCTTTTACCTGTGCTCGCATCGTAGCTCTCGCTCGCATATGTCCGAAAAACCATAGAGATACCGGTTTCTTCGATCAATTCCTGAATTTCAAGGGGGTCAATCATGCGGCTTCCCCTTGACAAAAGAATTGCTGTGTGGTATGAAAATGAGCAGGCCACAGACGGTTGCGTACCCGCCTATGGCCCTGAACAGGTCTTCTGCTAAGGAGAAAACCGTGTCTGAGTCTAACGTATCCGCCAACCGTGTTTACCACAAGTCCAATCTTATCGGTCAACGCTTCGGACGTTGGACCGTTATCGCTGACGCCGCCCCGGATGCACACCGCAAGAGAAGATTGCTCTGTCTCTGTGACTGTGGGCAACAGGGGATTGTTTATTACACCAATCTGAAGTGGGGAACTTCCGGTAGTTGTGGATGCCTTCAACGAAAAGAGGTTGGCGACCGTGCACGCACGCATGGACTTAAACGGCACCCGCTCTATAGCATTTGGTGCGGCATCAAGAGGCGTTGCCGCAATCCAAGTCATCAGGGGTTTCGCCGATATGGCGGCCGCGGCATAGACGTTTGTGATCGGTGGTTTAATTCCTTCCAGTCTTTTTTTGAGGATGTCTCGCCAGGTTATGAGCCGGGTCTTAGTATTGATCGCATCGACAACGACGGAAACTACGAACTGGGTAACGTGCGTTGGAGCACGCCAAAGGAACAGTCGAATAATATTCAACGGAACGTGCGTATCACCTGGAATGGCGAGACCCATACGCTCAGCGAGTGGGCACGCATAATGCAAATACCAGTCGCCACCATCCATGGTAGAATTCAACGTGGTTGGCCAGTAGACCGAATTTTTACCTAACTGATTCATCCTCTGTAGAGCCTTCCGCCCACTTGAATCAGACTTTTCAAGAGCTTGTCAATCTTCGGGTATTCATAACCCGCCGGTTTCGCCCCCGCGTAGGTCCTGCTCACAGTGATAGGGCCGACACTCTTGCTTTCCTGAATCACGCCCCCCGTCTCCGTGACCACACCCAATAAGACATCGCCGCTCGCCACGCGAAGGGCCAACTCGCAGCAGGCATCCTTAAGTTTCTGTGGCACGGAATCAAACGGGATGACGAACCCATCATCATCTTCTCCACTGTTTCTCGGCCAGGCCAAAGCCTGCGTCGCCTGCGCCCGCGCACCGCGCCATCGACCTTGATAAACTGCATCAAGATATTGGGTCGCTTGGATTAGGTCCGTCTGCTTTTGCTCGGTATCCAGGCCCGCCCAGGCCGTAGAGGGACCGTACACTGTCATCAGATAGGTATCAGCTTCCGCCACCGTCGCATAAGTGTTGGCGGCGGCGAGCCCCGTCCCATCTTCCACGGTGAACTCAGCAGCAAAAGTAATCGGTTCGCCTGTACCTGAACCGGGCATGAGTTACTCCTTACGGCACCACATTTGTCTGAGGATTCGGACTGAAGGAATAGCCCGAGCGTGCTCTCCATACGTAATATGTCCCCGGCGACAGATAGAGTCGAGCGACCCCGAAGGCATCGGTCCGGCTTCTGCTCACAATGTTCTTGCCGGCGGAATCTGTCGTGGCCCAGACATCCGCATCGGGCACGGGCAGTCCAGTAACCCCAGAGGTCAGCGTGTAAGTCCACGCGACGTAGGTGGCATTCCCGAGCATCTGGCTCGCCATCTCTTTCACCACGGAGCCGTTGATTGCCGTGTCGATGGTCTGACCGCTGTTGACGGTGAAGAACTCCGACAGCAGAGGCAGGGCCTCAAGCAGAGTCTTCAAGACCGATAGGCCATAGGTAGCACTCGTGACCACCGCATAAGCATCACCCGTCTGGGGAAACGCCGTGGTGCCGTCGAATTTAGAGGCCGTGATAGCGTCATCTGCCAGCGTCATCTGTGAGCCCACGGCGGCCGGGGAGGCCGGCAGGTTGTCCGTCTTGGCCTTGATGGCATCGATCTGGCTGTCCTTCGTCCCGGCCGTCAAGGTGCGCGTGCCGTAGGTCCAGATATCCGCCGGCTCGATGTCGGCCGTGATTCCCGCCCCGAACGTGCCGGGCGTCGTATGGGCCGCCTTCATTTCCTCCCAGATTGCGTCGGCAATGGAATCGTTCGTCAGGAGCGAGCCTCCGGCGTTGTCCGTGATTTCCTTCACCACCGAGCCGGGCACAGACGCCGCGTAGGTAGTCCCGCTGTCCCGGTTGAAGAACTTCGCCAGGGCATTCTGGGTCAAGTCGTTGATCGTGTAGCCGGTCTTGTCGTTGTTGGTCGTCACCGTGACGCCGTTGGTGATATTGGTCGTCGTGCCGATGGTGACCGAACTTTGATCGGCGGCCAGCGAGTAACCAGCCTTGGAGCCGGACGCCACCACCACGCCCGAGCTCCCGGTATCGACCAGTATGGCCGCTGTGTCAGCTTTGACGGCCGCGACGTCAGCCGATGCCGAAGCGCCTGCAGGCGCTCCGAGCCGGGCGAAGCTGTCCCCGGTCTGGGCGACGTTCCCATTCAGGGTATCCAGGTATGCCGCCCGCGCCGGCGTCCAGATATCCGCATCCAGGAAATCCCCGCCGAACGTGCCGTCCCCGGTATGACCGCTCATCGCCTCATCCCAGACGGCATCGGCGATGGCCCCGGCGTCGGCCCCTGCCATGTTATCCCGGATCGCCTCCAGGGAATCCGTGGTCCGATCGAAGGTCCAACTACTGCCGTTGTCCAGCAACATCCCGAACACGGAATTGAGCGTAACGTCGCTGGAAAGCGTCACGGCGTCTTGCGTGAGGATATTCAATACCTTGCCCGGCGTATCGGATGTGGTATGAGCCGCCAAAGCCTCATCCCAGATGTCATCCACACCGGACGCTGACAGACTGTATCCAGTCTTTTCCCATGTGGTCAGTCCACCCACGAGGGAGCCATTAAGATCAATCGCGGTGCTGTCCTCATCCAGGGCGGTCAATTGTCTCGTGGTCCGGTCGCCCCCCCAAACCGCGTCCGCTATCGAATTGTTCGTCAGGGTCGCCCCACCGGCGTTGTCGGCCATTTCCTTGACGACCGATCCCGCCACGGCCGCTGCGTAGGTAGTCCCACTGTTCGTATTGAACAGGTCCGCCAGTGCGGAAACCGAGAACTCGCTGACGGAGTAGCCGGTCTTCGAACTGGCCGCCACGATCACGCCATCCGTGCCCGTATCCGCCAGGATCGAGACAGTTTCCGACTTCACGGCCGCCACATCTGCCGACACGCTCGCACCTGCAGGTGCGCCCAGTCTCGCGTAAGCATCACCCGTTTGTGGCGTATGACCGGTCAGAGTCGTGACGGTCCCTATCGTCGTGCCACTGAGGCTCTGAGCCGTCGTCGGGTTGGTGATGTCTGCCCAGTTGATCCCGATATTATCCGAGGCTGTCAGCGTGGACCGTGAGGAGATCGCCGCGTCGAGGTATCCCGCCTTCGTGCCCGTCCAGACGCTGTCATCCAGCATGCTCCCGGTCGCCGGCCGCTTGTCATAGAGAGTCTTCACGTACGTGCCGGCATACCCCGCCCCGGCGAAAGCGGAGATGTTGTACTCCCAGACATCCTGAGTCGTCGAGGCATCGCTGAACACGTTGGCCACGCTGGTAGGCAGGGAGTTCCCCGCCAAGTACGTGGCGTTGGTATTCCACTTGTCGAGCGTCGTGTTGTAATTCGTGGCGAAGTCATCCACGAAAACCGTTTTGATATTCGTCGCTCGCGGGGCCACAGTGCGGGGGGCAAGATAGACACTGGCCGTCGTGCTCTTGGCCGTGAAGAGCAGAATATCACCATTCATCTCCCCGGCCGTCGCATCAAACTCGTACGCGCCCGGAGCGTTGGTGGCGTCGATCTCCGTGGCACTGGTGTCCGTCAGTTGGGTCAGTGTTCCGCCGTCGATCCGTACCCGGGCGGTGATGTTCGCCGCATCCCCGGTCTTGGGAGCGTTCGCGCTGGTATTCCAGGCATAGAAGGTGATCTTGGAGGCCGTGTTCTTGTAGTAGTCTGCGCTGGCCCAGGAAGCCATGAGGAGAATGAGAGCGATTGCCTTTTGCATTATGTCTTTGTTCATGGAAGTGTCTCCATTTCATAGACGAAGGCGGGAACGGGTGATGCCGAAACATCGTCGGACCGCAGCGCCACCTGATAGCCGTGCCACTCCGCGGCATTGTCCCAAGTGGCGAGGGTCCAGAGTTTGTCACCCGTGGC